GGTAAAGCTGGTAAAGGCGCATACGATATGCTTTCGTCTGGTCCTGGCGCCAGCGCTGACATAAAAGAAGCTCAGGCTAAAAAAATAGAAAATAATGTTACAACACCAACTGATTCAGTTGTTAATATTAAAACTTTAACATTTAACGCTGAACATATAGTCTTTAACTCTAAAGATAATCAAAATTTAAAAGCCACTCCTACTTCTGCAGCCGTTGGTGATAACGCAGGATCAGCTGCTCCTGCAGCTGATGCATCTAAAGCAAGTACTGGTTCATCATTACCTTTACCAGGAGCTTCTGGTGGTCAAGGTATATCAAAGATATTAGAAACAAAACCTGGTTCAAATACTGTCGAACTTGCTGATGGTTCAGTTGAGAAAAGAACTGGTTCTAGAAACTGGCGTAACAATAATCCTGGTAATATAGAATATGGTGCTTTAGCTAAATCAAACGGTGCAATTGGAACCGACGGTCGTTTCGCTATATTCCCAACTATGGATGCTGGAATGAAAGCCCAGGAAAAGCTTTTGTTTGAAGGTAGTGGATATAAAAATTTAAGTATAGCTCAGGCTATTTCTCGTTATGCTCCACCAAATGAAAACAATACTAAAGGTTATATATCCAGTGTTTCTCAGGCTGTTGGCGTTGATCCTAATACGCCTTTGAGTAGTTTAAATGCTGAACAACGTAAAGCTATGCTCGCTGCTATGCATAAGGTTGAAGGTTTCAAAGAAGGTAAAACAGAAGTATTAAAACAAGGCTCTGGCGATGCAACGAAAATATCTGGCGCTCCTGGAGGTACACCTGGTGGATCTACTATAGATGCAGCAAGACAACAAGCTTCTTCTACTGGTACACAATCTTTTGCTGTTACTCCTGGGCAAGCTGCTCCTGCAAGAGTACAACCAAATCAACAACTTGCTTCTCTAGGTAAACCACCTGTTGGTGGATCAGCTAATGCTTCTGCTGTTCAATTAGCTGAAACTATGGTTGGTAAGAGTAGAGGGCAATCATTAGACTTCTTGAAAGCTGGTGGATATAATAATCAAGGCGAAGCATGGTGTGCTGAATTCGTTAACTCGACACTAAAACAAACTGGCGGAGGCGGTTCTGGCTCGGCTGTCGCAAACAGTTTCCAAAGCTGGGGATCAGCTGTTGATCCTTCTCAAGTTCAACCAGGCGATGTTGTTCTTCAAACTAGAGGTAAAGGACCTGGACAAACTGGCGGACATGTTGGTATAGCAACTGGTCAATTTAAAAATGGTCAAGTTGAAATGATTGCTGGTAATAGTGGTGGTCAGGTTAAGAAGTATTTTGTTGCAGCTAATGCTCAGTTAATGGTTAGAAGAGGTACTGGTGGAACGCAATTTGCTGGAGCTGATAAGAATAAAGCAGATCCTTCAGTTGGTGGAACTCCAGGTGCTATTAAACCTTCTTCTGGCGCTACAGCAGCAAGCTTATCACCAAAAGAATCAACTGCTCTTCAAACTGCATCTTTACAGCCAGGTGGTCCTTCAAGAGGAATGCAACTTGGTCAAGCTTCTACTCAAGATATGGTAGATCAAAGATCAGCTAAATCTGGTATTACAGTAAATCAAAATACTGTGACTACACCAACAACCGATGGTAGTAAAGGTAAGTTCAGTTCTGATGATGTTGGAATTGTAGAACCAGTTGATGCTAGAGCAAGACTAAAAGAACTTTTTGGTATTATGTCAGCATAATAAAAAGGGGAGCCGAAGCTCCCCTTAATCTTATTCAGCAAGCTTCTTGAAGAACTCCAAGGACTCATCGTCCTCATCCTCATCAAACTTAGGTGCAGGAGCAACCTTCAGCTTAGGAGGAGCTTCCCAAGGAGCATCATCTTCAACGACAGCAGCAGTAGCACGTGCAGCTGCAGCAGTACCAACACCAAGAACCTTGATGAGCTTACCCTTCAATTCATCATAAGGCTTGAACACAGAAGGAGCAATAAACTCCTGCAGCGAATGAGCCTTCTGCCAAATTGATTCCATCTCACCATCATCATTTGAGAGAGGACCAGGATTTGCGAACTCTGACTTATCATAGTTGCGATAGCCCTCAACATTACGAATCTTCAGCTTAAAGTTAGCACCAGCCCAAAGATCGAATGGATTCAAAGCATCTTCATCAGCAAACTGAGGATTCATAGCCTCGTTAAGCTTATCGAAAAGCTTTTTACCGTACTTGAACAAGAACACCTTGCCTTCGTTCTCAGGATTCTGCTGGTCAGTGATGACATAAACATTACTGATAAAGGAAAGCTTACGCTTACGCTCAGAAGCAATCTTCTTGTCTGACTCAATACCGCTGTTCCAAAGCTCTGTATTCTGTTCGCAAACAGGACACTTATGCCCAATCGTTGTAGGGCAGTTCTCAATCAACCAAGAGCCAGTTGGACCCTTGAAGCCATGATTAAATGAACGGATGAAAGGAACATCTTCCTCACCAGGAGCAGGAAGGAAACGAATAACAGCATAGCCATTACCTGCCTTGTCGACATTAGGATACCAAAGACGGTCATCCTTGGAATTGTCGAACTGATTACCTGAGAGTTTAGAAAGTTCGGCTGTAAGAGCTTCGAGAGACTTCTTACCTGAGTTAGCCTTGAGTTTTGCAAAATCTACCATTTGTATTCTCCATATTGGTTATATTGATTGTATGTTTTGTTGGACTGTATAAGCGCCCAACATTATTTAGTATAGTCCTATTCGCCGAATTTGTCAAGAACAATCTTCTTCGCCTTCTCTTTATCATACTCTAGAAATGGTCGATACTTCATCATCTTGTTCAAGATATCTTCAACTGTAGGGTCGTACACGAACTTCTTTGACCAGTAGGATGCACATCTTACTAGATCAACGAGGATCACCAATGTTTCGAGGCTGATCTCTTTGCGGAGAAACAACTTCAACACATATGGATGGGTTCTATCTTCAGCTTTGAAATTTACATCGAAATTTTCGTTTAGCTTAGACAATTCTTCTTTAAAGAGGTACATAAGCGACTGCTGACGCTTCGACCAGTCTTTATACACTTCCTCTGCAGAAAGAGAAAATGCAATTTCTTTTATCCATAATTTCGGATTTTCAACGAGATTAGATAAAATATAGTTTCGTGGATCAGGATGTTTTGCTACCTTCATAAAGTATAGCTTATCTTTTCTGGTATCAAACGAATCGAAAGATAGCTTGCTCTTACCATTGTATTTGTGGTAATTGTATGATGGTTTAGTGAAGTGGTTCTTGAGAGCCACATACTCTTTATAACACTCAAATGCTGACATCATACCCTTACTTTGTTGTAGTATTCAGCGAAGAAATTACCAAGCTCTTTATCCATCAAATGACCAGCACCATTGCATGAAATGTATGTCAAATACAGCTGCCAAATTTGCTTATCAAGCTGATCGAAGGTTTCGTACTTAGTGCTAACTTTACCTTCTAGAACAGTGTAGTTCTTATCTTCAAGATAGTCAATTAGATCCTGTTCATCAAAATCGTCAAGATCAAAATCAACATCAACCTCTACGCACGCTGTTCTTCTTGTACTACCATATCCCATCACACACCTCTCTCATAATTTAGATAACGGATATATAATCCCTTTTCACGACCATGGGCTTCTATTTCCCATGGAAAATCCCAGTAGTCAACTACTTCTGGGTCGATTATTTCAGACTTCCATTTACATTTATTTGATCTGGCATAGTCTTTCAATTCACCCTTAGCATATTGTTTTACGTGAACCATTTCATGCGCAAGAGCAAGAAGCATATTACGCTTACCTAATGCTGGGTCTACTGTTATGGTAAATTCTCTAGCTCTGTGATTGTTATCTTCCCATTCACAAAAAGCATATTCGTTTTTCTTCGAAAGTTCTTTATCAAAGAGAAGAGTTATATCGACACGATGATAAAGAATTTCGCCTAGAAGTTGTTTACCATAAAATTTCAAAGCTTCTTTACAAAGCTTTAATTGAACCTTAGATGGTTTACCGATTGTCTTGAGGTACATTTTAGTCTCCTCATTTTGGTTATTCCCATCTATTTATTTCTTTACATAGGAACGCTGCCATCCTGTAAGGATATCCTGAATAGGAAGCATTTGTTCGAGCTTATCAAGAGCAAGCTTTACAGTACGAACATTATTTGATGTAAACTCATAACCATCAAAGATTATTACACCATCGCTCTTCAACAAGTGGAAAGCACATAACCCATCAATGATAACATTTTCAGTGTTATGATTTCCATCGATATAGATAAAGTCATATTTCAAATCTTCTTTCAGGAAAACTGGAAGAAACACACGACTATCGCCAGGGTATACTTTCATCTTTTCTGAATTTTTTGATATAGAAATATTTCTCAAGAACAATCTATACAAACGGTCTTCTGGCTCTCCAGGATGCTCAACCCAATCTTCGAACGTATCAATAACGTCAAGTCGACTATCGATATGTGTCAACATGTTATCAGACATCCAACAAGTTGATCTACCTTCATACGCACCAACTTCAAGAATACGCAGAGGCTTTGTAATATCCTTACCTGCTAACTCAAATGTTTCGAGCCAGTGAGGAATATGTTGTGTAAACCAATCAGTCGTAAACTTGTATTCAGCGATTGGTGGCAGCGAAACACGATCCTCGACTCCACTAAGAAACTTAGGAAAGTACTTCCGATTGGTTGTATCTGGAGTATCGAAATTGAAAGACTTGCGATGACCGCCAATCTCAGAAATAACAAATGCAGGATCAACAGTCTTTAGCTTCATATTGAACTTGTTCTTAAGACCAAGCAATCCATCGATAGGCATAAGGATCGTCTTAGTACGATCAAGCTCTGCAAGAAGCATAGCTGCTGTGGCTGGTGTAATCATATACGCATGAGCGCCATTATAATGACTGACATCATAATAATCAACTTCTGCATCTACAGGAAACTTATAATGAGATCTATGGAACATACGTGGTCCAAGGAAAAGGATTTCTCCATCTCCAACAGTCAAATTACTGTAGCCGCCCATAACTACGGAATCATGTTCAAGCACGACTCCAATTTGCCCAGATTCGGCAATGTCTTTCCAAATTTCAATATGTCCGATAGTACCACAATACTCTGATGAATATTCGGTTGTAAGAATATTTAATCCTGTCCTGCGAGTAAGCTCTCTATTTTGCTTACCAAAAAGACCTTCATGCATAACTACATTAAGACCAAAAGAAACAGCGCTGTCTCTGCAGTCCTTAGCATATTCAATAGACTTTTCTTGATCAATATAAAGGATGTATGTTCTCATATCGGCAACCTCGCACCACGCTTGAGAATATTTAAATTCTCTGCTTCAACTTGAATCTTTTCTCTGATTGCTGGATCTTTTTTAATTAGCGAAGCTGCATACTCAACTTCGAACTTGTTATTTTCACACCACATAACTACAGCATCGATGTAGTCCATATTCTTGGTGCGACAAAGCTTTTCTACATCATCAATAAACGAGCTATTCATCGGGATCATGATCATATCCTTTAATCAATTTAATTCCAAATTGGATCATATCTGTAGATATAATTGTAAAAGCTACAATACCTAGCATCTCCCAAAAATTAGGAAAATGTGCTAGATAAATTGCAAGGTAAAAAACGAATTGAGATAATACAATTAACAGTACGCCTACTGGGACATCTTTAACAAACTTGGCTTGTTTCATCGTAGGTCCATAAAGTAAAAATGGCTGGTATTATCCAGCCATTTTGTTACAAGAATTAGAACTTGTAGTTTACGCCAAGAGTAAAGCGATTGTCTTCAATCTTTAGCTTATCGTCGAGAGAATCGACATAACGGTAACGAGCATCAACATCAAAGTTACGAGCAAAGTCGTACTTTACGCCACCGCCTACGTTATACAAAGCACGATTCTTAGCAATAGAATCCCAATCGTAACCAACGCCACCAAGAACATAGGCAGTCAAATCAGTGCCTGGGATCTTGTACTGTGGAATTGCATTAACGAACAATTCATTCTGCTTTTCGTGCTTGCCTTTAGTCTTATCCTTCTGGTATCCGAAATCATATGCAGCTTCTACTGCAAGATATGGAAGGACATTGGTTCCAACTGCAATACCACCAGAATAAACAGTATGATCAGCAGTATCCATACCAACATTAACACCAACGTAACTATTAAGCTGGGTAAACAATGGAGCTGGAGGAGTTGGAATCTTCTTGCTAGGAAGATCCGTTGCAACAGCAGAACTTACTGCAGCAACAAGAATAGCAAGAGTAGTGAATGTACGCTTCATATTTTTTCCTTTTCGTTTGTTAAACACACATAATATGGCGATTCCTGTTGGACTCGAACCAACGACCCTCAGATTAGAAGTCTGATGCTCTATCCAGCTGAGCTAAGGAACCTTGATAGAATGAGGGGATTCTGTTTCCAAGCTCCCCTCGAGCTCATGTTAGGCTGCTAGAGCCAAACGAGATGCATTGTTATCGTTTGCATTTACGAGTTTACTTAGTCTAATCG